AAAGAATTGCGAAAATCTTCGTTTGTGTTCCAAAGGATCACGATTGCCGCCACGGCTGCGGCAATTGCTAAGGGGATCGCTCCAACTCCGGTAACAAAGCCTCCAACGGCGTTAATGATACCCGAAAATGCAGGGACAAGTGTTCCGGTTAGTAAGGTGGATATTGCCGTAAATGCGCCGGATACCAGAGGTATGTGCTCCAGCAGGATACCAATGCCAAGTGACAACTGACCGATACCTAGCAGCAATGGCGCAGCAGCCGCGACTAGCAAACCAATTTTCACAATGTTCTGCTTGACCGGCTGCGGAAGCTGTGAAAATCCTTTGATCATTTCCGTGATGGACTGGATCATTGGTGTGATAATCGGCAGCAGTTCCTGCCCGAACACCGTTGCAAGTTCAATAATGCTCTGCTGTAAAATGCTTAGGCTGTTTGCCGTATCATCCGAAGTATTTTCAAAGTCCCCCTGCGCATTTTTTGTCTTGTCCAAAACGTAGGCATAACGCAGCTGAACCTTTTCAGCTTCCGTCATTTCGTCTATGGTTTTTTGAAACCCATTGGCCATTGCGTAGGCATTCAGATTTGCCTGTATCATCACAATTCCTAAATTTTTGAGGGATTCAGTTTCGCCGGTAAAGATGGATTTTAAAGCCGTTTCTGCCTCATCGATCCCAATATTTTTAAACGATGCCAAGTCGCCGGCCAGCCCAACCAAGGACATGCTCATCTTTGCTGCCTCATCCGTAGAAAGCCCCATACTGGTGGACATATCGCCAAACAGAGCCGCCATTTCAAGGGCTGTCCCGGATGCAATGCCAAACTTGTCCAGCGTGGTTTCACTCCATGCTTCCACACTTGCAGCAGAGCGCCCAAACGCCACATCCACTTTATTGAGCGACTCATTATAGTCACTTGCAAACTTTACAGCCGCCGCACCTGCGGCAGCCGCGGCCGTGGAAACCGGCAGAAGCGCGTTTCCAACTTTCTTGGACGATTCCCCGAACTTTTTAAATTTGCCGCTTGCTGAATCCAGCTTCTCGCCAACGCTCTTTAACGAATTTTCATAAGAAACCAGTTCTTGATTCGCCCTGGCAAGCTCCGTTTTCTTTTCGGTGATCGCCTTTTCGTTGCGATTTTCCGCAGATGTCAGCGCATCCACTTCATTATTAAGGGTAGCAATTTTGGACTTTTGCAGTTCGATCTGTTTGCCGAGACTCTCTTGAGCAGCGCGAAGTTTTTCTTTTTCCGTTTTGTTCTTTGTGGCAGCAGTAGAATTTTTATCAAGCACTGCGGTCGTTTCGCCTAATTTTGCCTGTTCCAGTTCCAGCTGCTGATTGATCGACTCGATCTGATCGGCATAACCGGAACCTACTGCATTCGCAGTTTCAATGGCATTGCTGCTGCTTTGCAATTCCCGCTCTAAGGTGTTAAGCTCCGCAGTTGCTTTATTGACCGCCTGCTGCCAACCCTGCGTTACTTTATTATTTTCGCCGTATTTTTGAGCCGCGGCGGTAAGCCCTTTTTGCAATTCTGCAAGTTTCTGTTTCTGCACATCGACCTGCTTATTGAGCACTTGATGCTGGGCAGTCAAAGACTGCATGCTTTGATCGTTCTGATCAAACGCAGAAGTTACCGCCCGCATTTCCGTCGTCAGTGTTTTCTGCTGGGCAGTAATCTGTCGTATCTGTTGGCGGTATTCCTTTTCGCCTTCTATCCCAATGCGTGGGCCGATATCATATGCCATTTAGTTTTCCCCCCTTACAGCCATTCTGGAACTCCCTGTGCCCGTTTATATACCTTTCCGTTAATTACTCGTTCATTTGGATCAGCATCGTTCAAAGTCAAAAAATCGATCAATGTTTCAAAATTGGTTTCATCCATTGCTTTTAAATTCCAGCCAAACAAATTCACACATTTTTTATAAATATGTAAGAGTGCAATTTCTGCATCCATTTTGTTTTCCGGGGCGCTGTCACCGCCCCGGTTTATTTTTTTTCCATCGTTCCTGTAATAGCAGACGTGATTCGATTGATCTCAGCATTGATTTCCTGTGTAGATAAATTTTTTTCAAGTTCATCAACCGTGAATTTATTTCCGTATGCTTCACAAATAATCCACGCACTTTTGTTGGACAATTCTTCAATTGCATCTACCAGTTCAGCAGCTTTTTCAAGGTCCTGCTCACTGCTATTTACTTCAATATCAGCATAACTTTTCTGAACTTTCGCTAATTCCAGCGCCTGTTTCCCAATTTTCATTACTTCTCTTGCAAGAAATGCGGTCAACTTTCCGGTTGTATAGGTTTTGTCACCTAATTTTAACGTTAAAACTTTCATGGTTGCCTCCTAATGTAGGGACGGCAATGCCGCCCCTGTGTTTTATGCTGTCGTAAATAATAATGTCGAGTTTTCCAGCTTCTGTCCGAAAATATCTTGGACATTTGTAATGACCGCCACATATTTAGTGGATGCAGCAAGCGGTGCAGTTGGTGTAATTGTTAGGATTTTTCCTGTCGCGTCAAGAAACTTTGTATTTTTTGTGGGTTCCCCATTTGCGGCATTTATTAAAACGATTCCTTCCTCTCGGATTTCGTTGTTAAACGTAAAGATTATCTCGCTATCGATCGGCACAGCTGTTTCATCGGAAGTTGGATTGCTTGTAACTAGAGCAAATGCGTCCGGTTTCATTGTGGTTTCTGGCGTCTGCACGCTTGTAAACCATCCGGCAGGTTTAAACGCAGGGTCTGTTGTGTCTGCGAAAATTCGTTTAAGGCCTTGCAGCTCGCCGCTAATCTCCCACTTGTGAGAAGTAACCACTGCGGTATAAGTCATTGTGTATGTTTTCACATCCACTTTTCCGCTTGACTTGCTGGATGCTTCCTCTTTCCCGCCGCTAAACGTTCCCTTAAGATACTGATAGTATCGGTATCCGTCCGATCCTTTGTTGTACCGAAACGATAAGGCAACGTCTGGCGGCACAGGATTTCCGGTATCCATAACGCGACCGGATGCCAAATCATAATGCTTGCCTAAATATTTCGCCGCCTTCTGCGCAGGGATTCCGGATATCACCATAGTTAGCACCGTCACGCCTTCCGTGATGTAGTTAAATCCCGGTACGTTGTCGTAATATGTCGCAGTGTTTTCAACTTCCGGTTCCCCTGCAATTTCGCCGACAGGCGCAAAATATTCCGGCGGCTCTGTTCTGTATGCCGTTTCCGAATCTTCGATTATAATTGCAGCGTGAACGTTGTCCACACCGACAAATTCTCCATATTCTCTATCCATATAGAAACCTCCTTACAATGCATGGATTTTTGCAATTTCTTTGTCAATCACAGCGCCCATTTCCTGCTGTGCCAGCTTTTTGACCGCATTCACTGCAGGACGTACAAACGGGCGCTTTCTTAATGTGCTAGTGCCGGACTCCATCGCCCGTGCTTTTAAAACGTTCGGGGTATGATTGTCGTCATACCCGCTAAATCCAACTTTTGTGTTGGTATTTCCATTTTTATCGGTGGTGATTGGAGCAATACCCAGCGATTGTTCCAGTGCACCCGTTGAGCGCCGCTGTTTGACTGCATATTCTTTATTTTTGTTTTTGCCAACATACGACGGGTCGCGAATGTTTTGTTCCAAGTTCTTTCGGATTTGATTGGCCACCATGTCCGCGCCTGCATAGACCGCTTTTTTGGATATTTCGGGTGCCTGTCGTCCCATCCTGTCCAGCATTTTTGCGTATTCGTCCAGCCCTTTAATAGTCATCTTAGCCAACCGCAAACACCACCTCCCATACCCATTCATAATGGATGTAGTTTGTATCATCCTCGTACTGGATGGAATTTAATTTCCACGCAAGATCGATACCGTTTAATGCCTGCTGGATGTTTGCAAAGTTCGGGTCGTTTTCTGCTTTCGTAAAATAATCCACCGTTCCGGTCAGCACCTGCATTGTTACGTGGTTGTCACCGCGTCCTGCGCCCGCCTGTCCATCTTCCGCCCAAACGATGTAACAATCCGGTTG